TTAAGAACGTTCAGGAGTCTCTAGGTGAACGAGGAAACTGGAACAATCAGTTCCTGTACTCGCAGTACAAGTCACTGGAAGGTATCGGTGTCTTTACGGCGATTCTCGATGCGAACGGTTGGCAGCCGTATCGTATCGTCCAGGACAACGGGCAGTGGGTCGAGGACCCAACAATGGACCCCGAGAAGCCTGCGTATGCGCTCTTTACAGGCGGCGAAGGAATGGTGAGCACCGAGGTCAAGAGTGATTTTTCAACAGTCAAGCGCGATGCCATCAAGCGGTCGGCAGCCAACTCCGAAGTCCGTGAATACATGCGACAGATCTTCAACAACAATTACGAGGATTCGATGCCTCCGAGTCTGAAGGCATCAGTGGAAGGGCGCGGGTCTCGGCTCCTCTGTCTGATGATGGCGTCCTCAGCAGGTGCCGAAGGTATTACGCTTGCGAACGTGCGCCACGTTCATATCATGGAGCCACACTGGACTCCCTCGCGTCACGACCAGGTAATTGGTCGCGCAATTCGTATCTGCTCGCATGCGAAGCTGCCGATGGCAGAGCGCACGGTCAAGGTGAGCTTCTACCTGGCGACGTTCACGGAAGCCCAGAGCAAATCAACGGAGGGGTCGAACAACGTGGTGCCAATTCGTCGCTCGGATACGGGACTCAAGCGCTACGAAGGTGACCCTCCCGTCGAAGCGTTCATGAGTACAGACGAGTACCTGTACAACATCACCTATGAGAAGGATAAGCTCAATGGTCGCATCTCGATCCTGCTTAAACAGTCTGCCGTCGACTGCGAAGTTCATCGGAAACTCCATAGTCGCGAAAAGCCTGTGATTTCGTGTATGCGGTTTGATACGAACGTGACGGGCGAAGATTTAGCCTATCGCCCGAGTATTAAGTCGGATGACGTCGATTCAACGTACCTCATGAACATGACGCGCAAGCGTCGTCGGCTTCAGAAGGTTGCCATCAAAGGTATGGTGTTTTACATTGACCCCGACACGAACGAGGTGTTTGATGGTCCGGCGTTCACAGATGAAGAACGACTGTTGCGATTGGGAATCAAGACGTCCCCTACACAGATTCGCTGGATTACGCCTTGAGAGAAAGGAGATCCTCGAGGATCGAGTCGCAGACACCCGACCAGCTCTTGAAATTGTAGTTCTTAATCGCCTCGCGCATCTCGGGTAGGTTCTGCACGGCACTCTCCATGGCGTCGGCGAGCTTGTCGGGGCTAAACGTCGGTGCGCGAGATCCAAGTGGCATACCTCCTGAAAAGTACGTCATAAACTCAACAGGAACAAACCGAGCCACACTCTCGTTCAGGAAGGTTCGATACGTTCCAACGTCAGTGACAACCTGGGGAGCCCCCGTGTACATGTGCTCGAGTTGGCAGAGACCGTACCCCTCGCCATCGGAGGTATTGATACCAATATCGGCGATGTTGTAGATCTGGTTCACACCATCGTCGCCCAGGACATTCGGCGGAGACGTATCAATCAGAAGAAGGCGATTGATAAACTTGGAGGCGGGAAGGTTGGACTCAGAAAGCTCACTCGCATAGATTCGCGAAACATCATAGTACGCCCCCGCCTGAACAGACAGATTCGTCGGAATGATCATGTAGTACGGGCGATCGGTCTCGCGCTTGAGAAGCCGTACAAACCCCTGAATCGTAAGATCAAGTCGCTTGCGCTGGCTGTTTCGGTTCATATTGAGGAACGCAATTGCATTCTGCGGAATGTTCATGTTGTTGCGAAGAGCCTGCCGCTCCTGGAGAGGCATTGCCGTAAACATCGTAGGGTCAACTGCGTGCTCGAGAACGGAGACGTTCGGGAAATCAATGTACCCCAGAAGAGCACGCTTCCAAACATCGGAGAAGCAGAAAATCCGATCGGCGTGATCGCGGATCTTCTCCACGAGCGGCTGCGCGATTCCGCTGTAGACCTGGTCAACATAAATCCACAGAAGATACGGACTCGTCTTCCGTTCATGCTTCATGGACTCGATGAAGCGGTAGATGATAAGGGGGTCGTTGTAGATCATCACGATATCAGGACCGACCATCTCAAGATACTCGTGGATCTTGTTGAAGCCGAAGCCCTCCTCCTTGGGATCTTCGTTGGCTGCCGCATCGTACTGAACGATCCCCTCGGGACACTTGCGGAAGTTCGGGCGATTGGGATGGCGCTGGAATCCAAAGTGATAGGTCTTGACCTTCGGAGACAGAGTTGCAAGCTGTCGTAGCATATTGTATGCAACCTTCGCGTACCCAGTCGTCTGATCCGTGTGCGTGCTGACAAGAACAAACCGCATCTTTGCGTTCTAAGGATTCTCTCGTATAAACCACAAATGCAGGTCAATTCTGCGCAAGATTGGCTGACCCAGCAGAAGCGGAGAGTTGTAGCCAAATCGTATCACACGAGACCCCCTCCGCAGTCACAGAAACACAACTCGGTGTTCCTGAGTGCGGTGGCGAATGGCGCGACTCAGCGTGAGCGGTTCATCATTCCGCCTAACCCGGGGCTGAGCACAGTCCCGGGTGCATCGTATTCTTCGCTCTGCTGCCTGTCGAACGGTCAGACGGGCGCGCCCTTCACGTTCTCGACGGTGACATCGGAGGGTGGTCTTCGCGTACAGGACCTCAACCTTGCGATGAGCTACAAAGCAACTCCCAAGTAAGGTTAATGGTGATATCCATTCTAACATGGGCAACAAGTGTTTTCTATGTTATCATACTTCTTCGCTTCTTCAGCCTTGTGGAGGAAGCGAGCTAAACAATCCGATGTGTCTATACAAATATGCCTGGTGGGCTCATCCAGCTGGTAAAAACAGGTGCTCAGAATGAGTTGATCAATGGAAACCCTTCCATGACTCATTTTCGAGCCGTGTATCGCCGCCACACGAACTTCGCGATGGAGCACGTTCGCATGGCATTCACGTCGTCGAACCTCCAGTTTTCCACGACGGGGACCCGAACTCTTTCCTGTCGGATTGATCGGATTGCTAACGTGCTCTTTGACACCTATCTCATCCTGACTCTTCCCGACATCTGGTCTCCGCTGTACGCTCTTGGATCCTCGTCACCGCCTCCGGGGTACGATCCGCGTTCCAATTCGATTGGGTACGAGTTCCAGTGGATTGAGAATATCGGCTACAACCTCATCGACAACGTGAACATCTCCATGAACGGTCAGGTGATCCAGACCCTGCGCGGAGAGTGGCTGAAGTTCTACTCCTATCTCACACACGACGCGAACAAGCGCAAGATTGTCGATCAAATGGTTGGAAACGTGAAGGAATTGTACGACCCGGCGAATGCATACGATCGCGTGAATCAGTACCCCCATGCCGTGACACCCGCTGCTCTTCCGGCTACACTCCCGCAGACACGGACTCCCGAACCGAGTATCCGGTCGCGCCAGCTTGTCATTCCTCTTCACTTCTGGTTCTGCGAGAATCCGGGTCTGGCTCTCCCCCTTATTTCGCTGCAGAACTCCGAGGTGTACATCAACGTGACTCTGCGAAACCTGAACGATCTGTACACAGTCATCGACGTGAACTCCGGAAGTGGAACGTATGGAAAGCGCGTGTCTCCTGTGAACTATCCCCTCCAACTCTTCCTGTCTCCTCCTCTGACAACGGGATTACCGAGCAACCCGACGGTGACCACCTGGTTTCCCGATCCATACATCGAGGGAAACTTCATCTGGATGACGGAGATGGAAAAGAACCAGCTTGCGCGCGCAGATCAGACGTTCCTTGTCAAGACCGTCCAGTATGTCTTCAAGGCAGGTCAGTTCGGTGCCAATACTGATATCGAGCTTCCTATGTTCAACATGGTCACACGGTTTGTATTCTCGGCTCAGCGTTCGGATCGCGCCCTCTACAATGACTGGGACAACTATACGAATTGGGAAAATGAAAACCGTGCCCCATGGTCGTCGATCAACTCGGTTGCGATGACGAACCTGTACACGTCTGGACAGCAACAGGTGAGTTCAGTGATTCCGAAGTTGCCTCTTGTCGACGCTGTCCTTCTCCTGGATGGCAAGGAACGGTTCCAGACCAAGCCAATGCCGTTCTTCAGTCTTCTCCAGATGTACAAGCACACAACAGGTGTGACTCCGGAAAGCCTTCCCGGACTGTATCAATACTCGTTTGCTCTGGACAACGACCAGTACCAGCCGAGTGGAGCCATCAACGGCAGCATGTTCAACAAGATCACCCTGCGTACGAATCTCCAGCAGCCTCTCCCCGCAAGCACGACGACCACGACGACCACGGTTGTTTGCATTCTCAAATCAACAGCGTTCAGTCAGAATCCGGTTGTGATTCCTCCGGGTCAGGTCAACGCGACCAATCCCGACGGAAGCCGTATCTACAACGAGAATGACCTGCTCTCCGCGGTTCAGACCAATGGCACCATCATCTTTACATTCACGTACAATGTGAGCGCGTATGTCGAGTCAATTAACTTCCTGCGCATCGTATCGGGTCTCGCCAATCTTGTATTCGCATCTTAACAATGGGCACTATCAAACAGGCCGTATATGGAGACGAGGAATCGTCTACCGACATCACGGACAGCCTTGTCAAGATGTTCAAAAAGGACAAGTACCTCAACCTTCAGGTCGGTCCTAGTCTTCTGGAGACAAAGGAGAAGGGAACGACTACGACACTGTCTCGGGCTGAACAAGAAGAAATCCGCAAGCAGGCGCAGGAGTCCTGCGGAAACGGTCTTGACGATGCCTGCATGAAAAGTCGCCAGGACTCACTCCGCGCTTCGAAGCTCCAAGAAAAGGCGCGAGAGGAAGCCTCACAAACCATCGTCGGAGAGCGACTGACAGTCACAGTTATTGACGCAAAAGGCAAGGAAAAACAGCTCGTGATTCCGAAGGACAATGAGTTCAAGTTCGGAAAGGCTCCTACGGATGATTCTGAAGTCGGCAAGACCTGGGATGTTCTCAAGAACGCACTGACGTTTAGTACTCTGGGAAGCATCGGCGGAACGATGCTTCTTGCGTTTATCTGGGCGTTCGGAACAGCCTTTGCGTGGGTTTCCCTTTCGCTGTCGTATCCGGTTCCTGACGGAGGGTTTGTTAACCCGGGTGAATATTGGTGGCTGAAGTATCTGGGTGCGGGAGTTGCAGTTGCCACCGCGGGGTATGGTGGCTTCTTTGTTGTGATCGTTGCCTTCATGGTTCTTGGCGCCAAGCACTACATCGGTAAGAGAAGTTTGCTGTTTACTAAACAATGATTGACATCCGCTGGTTCATTGCGGGTCTGATTCTCGGCATGCTGATGTCGACGGTGTTTATCCCGCCGACACGAAAACTGAAGTCCGTTCCATCACCGAACGACTCCAGTGTCTACCACACGGATACGGGGTGTATTCGTTTCGTCTCCGAGGAGGTTCCGTGTGTACAGGGAGCCGACTCGCTCAACTTACTCGCAAGTCTTGGTAATAAGCAATGATTGAGGTCGGAAAGGTTCTGGACAAGGGAGCGTTTCTCTTTTCCTTCATCATCGGATTTGGTCTGTCCGTCCTGTTGTTTCACCGGAACTACAGCGTAAAGAAGGAGGTTGCCATGCCACTGGATGAGGCAACAAACCGCGTCGTCAAGTCGGACGGCAAGTGCTATCGCTATCGCGTGGAAGACGCGACATGCGAAAACGTGTCTAAGAACTAAACAATGGACTCTGAAGCCACCTCGCTGGACGCTCTTCTGCCGTCTCCTCAGGGACCGCAGTCCCAGCCCCCGATTGTCCCGATGCCGAGCGTTCCGTCTCCCGGGCATGCGGCGATGGCGCCGACGTTCAGACCGTCTCTGCCGGCGATGCGCTACGTTCTGGGAAATGCGAGCCTCTATGTCTCGTTCTTCCTTGCCGCTGCGATCATCTCGCTGTCGATGCCCCGAAACCTCCTTCTGCAGTATGTTCCCAACGCCTTCACGTCGGGCGGAGTCGTCTCTTTTATTGGCGCGGGTGTTCTAGGTCTTGCCGCCGTTGTCCTTGCCAACGTGATCAACGGCTTCCTTGGCAGCATCCTTGGCTAAGAGCCTCTGCTTGACATCGATGAGTGTCTGAAATAAGCGCGTGAAGTTCTTGACCCGTTCCTGTTGTTGTACGCGATCGGGGGAAGGGTACTTGGCGAACGCGATAAGCATTGTCTGGATTCGATTGATTTCGACATCCAGCATGCCTTCGTCTAGAGTTCGCCGAACATGCGTCATAATTCGATAGTCGGTCCATTCGCTACCGTCCATTTCCCAAAACGAATCTGTTTAAACAATCGGATTCGTTTGTGTGAGACACCATGGCTGACTACTTCGAGATATTCGACGACAAGCGCGCGGGCATCATGGGTGCTCTGGATCGCGCCATCACGGACGCCCATGCGTGGGAGTTCCTGGCACACTGGGAATCGGAGTGGGAGATGGTTCCACTCCCCTCCATCGAGAATCGGCTGGCGAATTACGACGCCTACGACCCGGACATGTACAGCGATTGCTTCGACATGATGTGGGAGATCGCGCGCTCGGATTGGCTCTCCTTCCGAGAGACATATATCGAGGAGCATCCGGCATGCCGGTGTCGGCAGACGAAGGGGAAGCTCGCCGACTTCTGCTGG